AATGAAAAACAACTTAATGGGGCTCAAAAAGAAAGATTACAAAGTATTACAGACTCATTTTTTGCTGGATGTGTTAAATATGATCTTTATGAGTTGGGCATTAAATTTAACCAATTAAAACCAAGCGATTTATTTACATACCAACAAATATTAAACAACCCAAGATTAACAGCAGAAGAACAAACACAAGTTTTAAAAAGTATTCCACAAGATGAGAGCACTTCACAACCTAATAGTTCTACTGGTGCGAACACTGTAACTAGTAATTCAACCGGTCAAGGAACCACCAAAACGGAAGACGCACCTAAACTTATTGATGTAACTTTATCTGAATACGAAGGTATTGGTTTTTATTTTGATAATGACTGCCCTGAGTGTACTAACTCAACCGCTATTGTTGCAAGTCAACCGTATGATATTTGGTATAATCAATATGTTGCAAAAAAACAAACATACACAGAACAAGCTCCACAAAAAGTTAAGATTGGTTCAGATGAATTTTCAGGATCATCAGTCCCAAATTTCTTTACAGATGTTGTTGAAGGTAACTTTAACTATATAAAAACATCGTTGATGCCAAGGATTGAGAAAATTTTATCTGGCGGCGGTGAAATAACCATAGATATGGTTGGTTCGGCTTCTGCGACTGCAACTGAATCATATAATGAGAAATTATCACGAAGAAGAAACAACTCTGTTGAACAATGGTTTTTAAAACAAACTATAAGTGCTGGAACAACAACAACAACAATACAAACATATAAAGATTCAGGTAAGTTTAAAATTAATTTGGATCCAAGAGGTGAAACAATATCAATACCGGTATCAAGGGCTGACGCCGCGGCAACTCCTGACCCTAACGATAATACCGTTACTAATTCATCAGGTGGTCAAATCCTATCGTCACCTGTTAATTGTAATACTGATGTTATAAATTTATCCTCTCAACCACCAGCGGTTAACAGTAAATCACAAGTATATAGCATTCCGGCAATGTCGTGTAGACGTGTGTATATTCAAAAAATTACAGGTAAAGAAAAAGAAACCCCTGCGGTCCAAGACACACAGACAACTGTGGTAACAACGTCAACAACAAATAACCCACAAGTTGTTCCAAACACACAAACTAATAGTATAAAGCCAGAACCAAAACTCACTATAGAACAAAAAATAAAAGAAGGTATATCTAAAAAAATATTAAGAAGTTTATTTTCAGAATGCGATTATTTTCAAGTTATAAAAGAAACAGACCCAATGGTCTATGATAATATAAGAGATAAAATAAAATATTTTAATCCAGCATTTCACTCAATGACACCTGAAGGATTAAATGCTAGATTAACTTTTTTACAACAATGTACAAGACCAGGACAAACAATTCCAATAATAGGTCCCGATGGAAGACCAAAATATAATGACGCTCTTAACACTTCATTTGGAGCTCCGCCCGTTTTAGTTTTAAGAATTGGAGATTTTTATCACACCAAAATTATTCCGTCCACGTTAAGTATAACATACGAAGGATTGGATTTAAACCCAGAAGGTATTGGAATACAACCTATGTTGGCAAAAATAACACTTGCGTTTAAAATTATTGGAGGTATGGGACTTAAAGAGCCAGTACAAGAATTACAAAACGCGCTTTCATTTAATTACTATGCAAATACTGAAATTTATGATGAAAGAGCAACAGCAACTGAAGACACAAGTAAGTTAGATAAATATGTTGTTGAAAAAATAATGGGTGGTTTACCATTGGTTGGTCAAGCAGAACAGGTGGTGATTAATAGCGTTCAACCAAAAAGAGGTGGATCTACAATGGGCAATATTGTAGATGCAACAACAATGGACTACACCGCTCTTTATGGGTCATTAGAGGGAAAACTACAAGAATATTTTAAATCATACTACGACTCATTATCCAAAATAAATAATGATTATGGGTATGGGGCGTTACAATTGGCAAATAAAGATAGAAACTATATTAAAGGAGATTTATCTCCATTAACCGAACAGAAAGTTGAAACAAATCTTTATGGTAAAACTAATGTGTATCAAGACTTAGTTAACAAACTTGTTGAAGAAGTTAAAAATGATATTTCTAAAGAAAACGATCCGTTCACTAGCGAACTTAAACTACCATTTTATAACTCAACCAAGCAACAAATTAGAGAATTACAAGAAAAATTAACAAATATTATATCTCAAAGACAAACTGCGTTATTAAATGTTATATTAAATAATACCACAAATTTAGTTACGATACAAAATGATATAAACTACATCTTTAGACAGTTAGATGTTATTGCATCAAAAACTGATGGCAATATGAGTCCTTCTAACGAACCTTTAATTTATGATTTAAGTGGAGACACATTCTTTAACATTTCAACAAATGATACAGGATCAATATTTGATGTTTACACAAATAAAGTTAAAACAGTTATTAATGACTTTAATGCTTTATTAGTCAGTGGACAGATGACGTTTGATTTTTATAAAACAGATAAATCAACTATTCAGAGTTCTGATGGAACATGCATCTTTACCACAAACAGTAATAATAACTTTTTTGGTACTTGTGAAGATAATAGGTTTTATGTTTTAAATACTCCTTTATTTACAAATCCTGAATATTTTACATCATTTGTTAATGATCTAACAAATGGTGATGAAATAAAGAAAAATCCATCTTTAGTTGATGGAATTAAACTAATATCTGAAGGATTAAAAACATCATATGGAGACTTTCAGACTTTTTGGAAAACAAAGTTTAAAACAGATATTGAAGATTCCGGAGATTATAAGACATATACTACTTGGAAAATCCCAGATAATACAGTAAAAACTTGTAGTTACATATACCCTGCGGTTGGAGACTTAGAAGTAAAAACAAAAAAATTAAAAGACCTATACTCATCACAAAATTTAAATCAAGATAAACAAACCTTTAATGGTAAAGTAACTTTAAACTAAAATGCCACTTCAATATTGGAACAGATATACCGATTTTTTAATTAATGGACAACAAACTGTTGTTCCATATATTGATTTACCATCAAAAAGTTCTGACAAAAATTACATATATAAGGTAGGACAAAGTAGATTAGATAAAATATCTCAACAGATGTATGGAACACCATATTTTGGTTGGTTAATACAGGCGGCAAATCCACAATACTCTGGATATGAATTTGTAATTCCTGACGGCGCAGTATTGACAATTCCATTTCCTTTAGTAGCTTCATTACAGGATTATAAAAATTCTTACGAAAATTATTTTTTCTATTATGGTAGATGATCAAGAAAATATATTAGTTGAATTAGACTACGATAATATAAGCCTTATTGATCCAAACAAAACTATAGATCAAGAGGGTAATGTTAAAGATAGGTTAGTTAAACAAGAAAACTTAGTGATGTATGCTAATTTAGAGTGCAATGTTCTTCCAAGAACTAAATTGGCTGTAGGCACCGCAATGAATGATTCTCAAAGAACAATTTCAGTTGGTAAAATAAATTTTTTAAATCCTGGTAATAAAACTTTTATGGACACCGCTTGGTCCGACGAGTTAACCGGTAAAGACACTGTACAAGGTAAGGGTGTTAATCAAATAAAACAAACCGCAGTTAAAAACCCAAACAAATCTGACGATTACTATATAACCCAAAATTTAAACTCTAATGGAACACCAGGAGCTGTTGATAACGGATTTCTTGGTATGAAGTCAATAAAGATGGATATTAATACAAGTTTTTTACCTGTTATAATGGTAACTTTAGAAGATGTTAAAGGAAGAGCTTTGTTTGAGGCTGGAAATAATTCACCATATGCCGCCTTTTTTCAACTACCATATCCACAATTCACATTAACATTAAAAGGTTGGTATGGAAAGGCGATCAAGTTTCCAATAATGTTACAGTCTTTTACTTCCACATTTGATCCGAACACACATAATTTTAATATTACTTTAACTTTTTATGGGTATAAATATACTTTATTGTCTTATGTAAATTTTGGGGCTTTAATGGCAGTTCCTCAAATGTATAATAATACTGTAACCCAAGTTCCGGCTTCCATAACTCAAGGAAATGAAATAAAAACCGATGCAACGGCAACATCCCCTATTGTAGTTAGTAGAGGGTATCAAAAGATGAAAGAAGTTTATTCTATATATAAGTCAAAAGGTTTAATTGATGACAACTTTCCTGAAATAACTTTAATGCAATTAAAATACAGGTTAGAAACTTTTATAAAAACAATTCTTGATCAATTTGAAAAAGAAAATATGGGAATTCTTACCGACATGACCGTATATCAAAAAAATTTATTAAACTATCAACAAAATATTTTTTTATATAGTAATTCTTCTTGGTTTAACACATATACTGATAAAAATAACCCAATTGTTTTAAAACAAGATTCTCAAAATGTTTTTTTATTTAAACCATCAACTGGAGAATCAAAATTAAATGCAACAAACAAACTTGATGGTGAAATAAAAAAATATAACGATATTTTATCACAAAACGGTGTTTTTGGTATTGGAGGAAAATATACTGTAGGAGGAATAACAACACCATCTAATATTGATATTCCAATAACGTTAAAAACAACGCAAGTAACCGATTTAACAATTGACAAGATTGATTTAGTTAAAACTTATGTTTCTCAAAAAAACGCACCAAAAGGAAACTTTATTGAAACAGATGCGGTAATACAACAATTTAAACAAACACTACAGGCGCAAATAACCACAAATGGAGGTATAGCATACTTTTTTGAAGGTCCCAAATCTTTTATGGAAATAACTGATGGTATGGCAAAAAAGGCCTCTGAAACAAGAAAAAAAGTTGAAACAGAAATATCCGCAAGTTTAGCAACAAAGTTTAACTCACAAGGTAATGGTGGGTTAGGGTTCGTTCCTTCAATAAGAAATATTTTGGCCGTATTTTATTGTCAAGGAGAAGCCTTTTTAAGGTTATTAGATGATGTTCATAAATCAGCTTGGGATCAAAGAGAAAACCCATATAGACGAGGAGCAATATTTAATTCAATGTCAACCGCGCCAAGTGTTGATGTTAAATCGTCAACACAAAATAATGAACCAATTTATCCTTGGCCACAAGTTATTAAAGAATCAATAGGTGACGATAATAAAGAAAAATTTGAAATAATTTATCCTGGAGATCAAACAGTTGCGTCTTCATATAGAGCATATAGTCCTGAAGTTTGGCCTGAGGTTGAATTTGTTGAACAATTTATTAAAGGGTATGTTCAAAGACAAACAACCGGAGACAAAGACGCAGGTATTTTTGAGGTTAATCTACAACCATCAAGAATATCTTTGAACGCTATTGATTTTGTTGTTAATAATGAAATTTTACAAAACAAAGAAGAAACAAAATATTTTTTTGAAGTATATGAAAGATTAATGTTAAATTCATTTTACAGTAGATTTTCAAAAAAATCGGGAGATGTTTATTCTATTCACGAAGTTGAAGCGGACGACGAAGCGGTAAATATGATACAAAGTTTGGGGGCAGATAACCCATTCCTAACAAAAAAAATTAAAGAATATCTATTAGATTCAAGTAATTATGTTCCATTTTTAAAACATATTTCAAATCAAGGACAAGGTGAAAGTTGGCAAAATTTTGTAAAAGGAGATTTTGTAACCCCATATATAAAAAATGATGTTAAATCACCAAATGTAATTTACAATGGAGACATATTAGATTCCGTTAAATCACAACCAGGAGTTTCATTAACTAACCCAAAAAGTTTGGTTAATATTGATAAATACTTAACAGGAACTTCAATAACAAACGAATTTGATTTTGTTGATACATACCCAATAACAGATTTTAATTGGAACAAGAAAAATTTAGCTAACGGAAAATTTTTAAATAATTTAACTGAGGTTTATGACACTAAAGAAGTTATAAGTTATAATGATATTGTAAAAACTGTTGCAAACTTTGATTTAAATGACGGAACAACTTCTAAACAACCTTTTACCCACTTTAATTTTATTTCTTTAAGCACAATACCAAATATTTTATCTTTTAAAACTTTTTATGGATCAAGAAATTACAAAGACCAATTTGTTACAGAAGGAAATTTATTTTATAATAATTACACAAATTATGTTTCTGACACACAAACAACTTCAATCCTTAACTCACCATATTTTATAAATGCAATACAAAAGGGAGTTTTTAATTTTAGATATAAATCAAAAGATCTTCACCCCTATAAATCGGCGGCCTATCTGTTTTTGAACAGTTTACCATTAGGTACTTTAAGGGAAAAATATAAAACTTTAAATGGTGAAACAACAACTGATCTTAGTTATATATTATCTACGTTAAAAAAGTTTGGATCAATTCATAAACTACCATATTCTTGGATTTTAAAATATGGTTCTATATGGAATAGATATAAAACATATAAAGAAACTGGAGTTGATTTTTTAGACGATGTTTGGAAAAACTTCAACTACAAAGAAAATTGGGATCCATCAACATCGGCAACTACATATTCTTATAATTTGGTAATTGATGGTATAGCTAGAAATTTGGTTTTAGATGACACAACTGGAACACCACCTTTTACAGATATTAACACAGGATTTTACCCTCAGCTTATTGATGACTACAATGTATTTATACAAGGATTAAAACTATTTAGTGGACAAACCCAAAATGATGGAATTTGTGTCGGTTTAAATATTTCAGGTTCTTCTGATACTTTTCAGGTTACAGGAACTTGCTCAACAAACGGGACAGGAATTACAATTACTAATATAAGTAAAAATTATATTAAAACTCCGGACACCATATTTATACCACAATTTAATTCTAGTATTCAGTTAGTTTCGCAAGTTAATGGGGTTTCAGGTGGCACAGGATTTTATACAACTCCATTAAATTTTAACGTTTCTTTTACAGGTGTAACATTTAAATTGGGCGACTATGCAAATATAACTAACAATACGGTAAACCCAATTAAAACAGGACAAATTTTAAGTGGTGCAACTGGTGTCACTGGAGTTACAATTCTAAACATAATTAGTGGGTCAACAGGGTCAACACCTCTTTGTAAGGTTACAACTGTGTCTGCACAAACATTTAGTTTTACCGTATTAAATCCACCAATACAAGTTACTAAAATAAGTGCCAATGTTTTGAGTGGAGGAACAATTATAAATGGTCAATATTTAAGTGGCGACGTTACAATATTATCTCAGATATCAGGAACAACAGGTGGAGTTGGTTTATACCAAACAACAAATATTGCCCCACCAACAATTTCGACATTTGTTGTTAAAAACTCGTTTACACAAGGAATTGGGTCACAACAAATACAAAATTATTTAGATACGGAAAAGTTAATGATGTTTAACACCACAAACTCAACTTTATTTGAAACTTCGGGATTTGACACTTCTAATAATTTGAGAACTATGAGAGTATCTCCTTGGTCAGTATTGGTTAGAGACACTAAAAATCCTGAAGAATATTATGTTGTTCCTTCTTTTGGGTCAAATGTTAATCAAGCGAAAGAAGAGGTGTTTAAAAACGGAAATATGAAAGTAGACCTTTCTAATAATCCTGCAATGTTTAATGGCACTGTTAGAATGTTTTGGAACTCTCCACAATATGGATGGTTTGATAATTCAAAACTTGTAAAAAATAACCCTGAAACATATCTTAAACAAATTTTAAACGAACAAAAAGATCAACAAAATTTTTTAATATCGGGAAAACAAACAGACTATACTAATTTTGAAGAATTATTCACAACGTTTGACAACCAATTGATGGATGAGTTTGAAAGACATTTTTTAAATTTTAGTAAATCTCTGTATGACTTTACTAATATTTTACCTCTTAATGATAATAGTTTTACAAGACAAAAAACAGATAGTGAACCAACTTATCAAAACTTTCATTTATTTATGAGATCTTTAATGAAAGTTTCAAAACCAGTTGGAACATCTCCTGAAACAAAACTACAATCAGTAATTGAAAATCAAAATACAATCTTCCAATCCAATTTAAAATCATTTATGGAGTATGATGTTGTGTTTAAATTTGGTAACCCAAGTAATTTTGATAAAAGGCTATTTTACACATTTTCAACAAGATACATTGAAAATCCAATAAGTTATAGTTCATACGAACAAGGAAATTTACCACCACAAATTACTTTAGCTCAATCAAAAACACAAAACCCAAAAACATGGGAGGCACTTGAATTCTATGTTGGTAATTCCACAATTCCACAATTAGAATATAAAAATTCAGGATCATATATAACTGACTTTTTTATAGACCTTAATGTTCAGTTTAATGAAAAAAATGTAATTGATTTTACACCTTTAATTAAGATATATGCGACACAAAAATTAAATGGATTTGCCGCACCACCAAAGCCACAACCAATAAATGCTCCACCATCTAACCCTGTTCCCGCACCAAACGGACCTCAACCTCCTCAATTACCATCGGCACCAAATAATCAAGGGGATGCAATAGAACTTGCAACATTACAAAGTGGTAGTACGGTAACGATATATAAATTTGGGCCAAACATATACGCTGTTTTAAGAGATCAAAATGGAACAATATTAAAACAAGGTCAAAACGCATCGGCATCAATCACCACAAACGAACAATTAAGAAAAGAAATTATACAAAGTTATTATGGGTCAATATCTTTAAATCAAAACGATCCTCAGTTTGTTAAAACTATAGTTAATGTTTCACCTTCATCTCAAAATGTTCAGGTAACTACAACCACCACACAACAACAACAAGCACCTCCTGGATTACCAACAAATACTTCTTTTGCTAATAGCGGAACAAATGTTGCTAAATTTTATGGATTGATGGATGGATATATCGAACAAAATAATTATTATATTGGAAATGTTTTAAACGTTATGTTACCAGCGGTAAGAAAACAATTACCAAACGTATTCATTGGTGATGGTGATGGGGCTAATAGGGCGCCTTTAGAAGCTGGATTTACAGAACAAACAAGATTAGAACTTTGGGAAACATTTAAGGCTTTAAATGACACTTGGATTGCAGGTTTTGATTTTGAAAGTAAAACTCTTTTTGAAGACGTATTACTTGTTGATAGGGCGAGTAGAAATGTTGGTGATAAAGTTTTGGTAGATATTTATAAAATTATAGATATTTTAGAGGACGGAGCATCAGATAGACATCAAGGAAGCACCTCATACAAAAATACATTACTTGATATGATTACGACCATATTAACTCAAAATAATTTCCAACACTTTATGTTACCTGCGTATGTTAATTTTTATAACGTACAAGACAATCAAAAAAACCCAACCCCAAGACCTGATGGAACTTTAGACGTTGCTAATACAATGTTTGGGACTTTTTTAAATGTTGATTATAGAGAAAGCTCACCAAAGTTTTTATGTTATTATGTAAGTAAACCTAGTGAACATCTTAACATGAAAGATAATGTTGATTATAGATTTAGAGATGATGCTTTTGACTTAAGAAGGGCTAGTGACAACCCACTAACTGAAAATCAAACAAATAAAACGGATTGGGGAAAATCAAACAAAGTTGTTGGGTTTAATGTGGACCCAACAAGTCAAACCCAACAGATTTTTAAAAGTTTTAGTGTCTCACAAGATCCTGGAAAACCAACGTCAGAATCTTTAGAAATGTTAAACCAAATGGCGAATTTAGGTAAAAATAGAAGATCTACATCGCAATCTGTTTCTTTATATAATTTATATAAAAACAGAAGTTATGGTTGTTCTGTTGATATGATGGGATGTGCTTTGATACAACCTATGATGTATTTTAATATTAGAAATATACCTATGTTTTCTGGTCCATATATGATTACTAAAGTCAGTCATCAAATTGGTGAGGGAGAGTTTAACACTACTATTGAAGGGGTGAGACAACCTTTTTATAGTTTACCAACCATAGATAATTTTCTACAAACCCTTAATACTCAGATATTATCACAACTTCAAGCTAAAGTGGTTGAAAAAGAAACCACAGAAAAAACAAGCTCAGTTAATATTTTATTCCAAGCGACAAATGTTATCTCAAACTTAGATGCTCAAGATACGTTAACTAAAAATCAAGATTGTGCCGAAAGTTTAAATAGTCGATATAATAATTTTGTTGGTGTTGACGCCCCACAACAAACAACTATATCCACTAACGAATTTTTTAACACAATACGAACTTTAATGATTCAAAGAAATTATGATATGACCGGAGAAACTTCATTTAATGTTGCCGCAATGGCGTTTATGTATGTTTTTGTTGATTCAGGAAATAATAATGGAAATCAACTTGTTGCGTATGAAAATAACTATAGCACTATTAACCTTAAAGAGGTATATGGTGACACATTTTACGAATATATAAATAGAAAATACTTTTGTGTGGTTAGAGGCAGAGATAAAAATATCCCAATTGTTGCGTTTAGATCCACAAACGATTTTGTAAACTTTGTGTTAAATAAAGTTTCTGGTATAAATACTTTTTTAAGACAAGATTCTTCAACTTTTAATCAAAAATACCCAAATAATGCTGATTTGGCGAGTGTTAGTAATTTAGCAAAACAATATGTTATTCATTACCCAATTAATCAGGAACCAAATGTTTATAAACAAATAGAAGAAGACCCAAACCAAATACTTAAACTTACTAACGAATTTATTAAAGCTTACGATGTTTTTACGTCATTCTTTAAAAAATAAAATAATGTAGATATTTATAATAAAACACAATTATGAATACAAAATTATTATTAGATAATTATCTTGGAAAAAACACAAGAGTATCTGAAAAAGAAATGGGTGACGGAACAAAAGAAGTTTGTGATCTAGACACTGGTGATTGTTATACCCTAAGAATGAAAGATGGTCTTATTGAGAGGGTTGACAATACGAAGAGAGCATTTAAAAAAATACAAGTAGAGACCACACATGGCATAAAAACATTATTAAACGGATAGTATGAGAATAGATGAGAAAATATTAAATGAAATTGCTAGATACAATTCAATTAATCGATATATAACTGAACAAGATGTTCCCCCAGCAGATCCCGCTGCGGCAGGAGCACCACCACCACCTCCAGCAGATCCCGCTGCGGCAGGAGCACCACCACCTCCAGCAGATCCCGCTGCGGCAGGAGCACCAACAACCCCACCAACACCTGTTGATGTTGCTTCGGACCCTGATGTTGAAGAAGTTGGAGGTGAAGGAGGTGAAGGAGAAGAAGGTGAAGAAGGTGAAGGTGTTGAAGAACTTGATATAACAGATTTAGTTGATTCTCAAAAAACTATGGCTGACAAACAAGAAGAATATTTTACCAACTTGTTTGATCAAATTAAAAATATGGAAGAAAAATTATCCGAAATGGATAAATTAGTTTCTAAAATAGATTCGTTAGAAACTAAATTTGATAAGTTTAGACCAAAAAGCCCACAAGAAAAATTAGAGTTAAGAAGTTTAGATTCTGGACCATTTAAACAAAATTTAGCCGATTTTTTCGATGAGAAAAAAGTTGAAATGGAAAAAAGTGGAAAAAATGAATATGTTTTAACAAATGATGAAGTTGAAAATTTTAACCCATCTGATATTGAAAATTCATTTAATCAACCTATGGATGACGACGACGACGACACTTTATTAAACAGATATAACTCTTAGTAATTAGAGAGGGAAATAAACGACCCTCTCTTAAATTTTTTTTAAATACTTTATTGACAACCCTACTTTTTATAACTATATTTTCTACGTAAACCTTTAATAAATTATATACACAATGGCGACAAACAATGTCTTAGATGCAGTTTTGGCTCAATATGAGAGTTCAAAACAAAGTGGTTCTTCTTCCACTTCAAAATTCACACAAGAAGAAAGAATGAAAAAGTATTTCGCGGCAATCCTTAAGGACAACGAAAAACAAGGTCAAAAAATGATACGTATTTTACCTACAACAGATGGATCATCTCCCTTTAAGGAAGTTTGGTTTCACGAAATCAATGTTGATGGTAAATGGCAGAAGTTCTATGATCCAGGAAAAAATGACAACGAACGTTCACCTTTAAATGAGGTTTATGAAGAGTTGATTTCAACAGGTCGTGAATCCGACAAACAATTAGCAACACAATATAGATCACGTAAGTTTTATATTGTAAAAGTAATTGATCGTGATAACGAAGAAGATGGTGTTAAATTTTGGAGATTTAAACACAATTACAAACAAGAAGGAATTCTTGACAAAATTATTCCAATTTGGAAAGCAAAAGGTGACGTTACTGACTCTGATAATGGTCGTGACTTAATCCTTGAACTTACAAAGGCAAAAACCCCAAAAGGAGCGTTTTACACAGTAATCCAAACAGTAATGTATGACGATCCGTCACCAACCCACGAAGATTCTAAAAAAGCGTCAACATGGATTAATGATGAGTTGACTTGGGAAGATGTTTATTCTAAAAAACCAATTGAGTATTTAGAGGCTATCGCAAAAGGTGACACACCAAGATGGGATACTGAAAAAGGAGGGTTTGTTTATTCTAATAGCGAAACTTCTGAAGTTTCAATGGGAGGAACAAAACCATCAAAAACTAATAAAGAGGTTTCCGACCCACAATCAAATGATGAGGTTGACGAAGAATTACCATTCTAATTTTAATTAAAAAAAGATAACGGGAGCAGTTTATTGTTCCCGTTTTTTTATGTATATTTTATAAAACAATTATTAATTATTATGGCATTGAAAAAGAAAGAATTTAGTTTAGACGCAATAAAAAGCAAGTTTTCCACCAAAACAAAATATAAACCCGAAAGTTTTTATAATTGTGGTGAAGCGTTCATGGGATCTTGTGGATTACCCGGACCTATTATGGGAGGTATTAATATGTTCTTAGGACATTCAAATACATCAAAAACAACGGCAATGATATTGGCGGCGGCTGACGCACAAAAGAAAGGTCATTTACCTGTTCTTATTATTACTGAGAAAAAATGGTCTTGGGAACATGCAATTGAATTAGGGTTACAAGCGGAGAAAAACGAAATTGGTGAGTATGATGGTATGTTCATTTTTAATGATTCGTTTGATGTGATTGAACAAGCAACAGAATTCATTAATAATATTCTTGATTCCCAAGAAAAGGGGGATATACCTTATAACTTATTGTTTTTATGGGATAGTATTGGTAGCGTGCCTTGTCAGATGACTTTTGATGGAAAAGGTGGTGGGATGCACAATGCAAAAGTGTTAGCGGATAAGATCGGTATGGGGATCCATTCGAGGATCTCAAAATCCAAAAAAGAAGAGTATCCATATTACAACACTTTGGTTATTTTAAATCAGCCATGGGTGTTACTTCCTGACAATCCATTTGGTCAACCTGAAATAAAGGCCAAAGGTGGTGAAGCGGTATGGTTGGCATCATCATTAGTATTCTTGTTTGGTAATCAGAAAAAGGCGGGTATTAGTCACATTGATGCGACTAAGAATGGTAGAAAAGTATCGTTCGCAATTAGAACAAAAATTTCTATATTAAAGAATCACGTTAATGGTCTTGGGTATAAAGATGGTAAGATAATTGCAGTACCACAAGGTTATATTGCAGACACAAAAGAATCTTTGGATAACTATAAGAAAGAATATTCAGATTATTGGGAAACAAAGTTAGGTTATTCAGATTATTCTTTGGACGAATCTGATGATGATATTGACGAATAATTTAAAAAATACAAATGATTAAAACTCTTGTTATTGACGGCAACAATCTACTGAAGATTGGGGTTTGTGGGGTCAAAGATTTTTATAATAACGGAGAACATGTTGGTGGGATTTGGCATTTCTTAAACACAACCAGAAGATTTTTGGATGAAGGAAATTACAACAAGGTTGTGGTTTGTTGGGATAGTGAAAGTAACTCAACACAACGAAGATTATTTTATCCTAATTATAAACTTAACCGAAGACAAGCAAATACCGAAGAACAAGTAAATTCATTCTCATATCAAAAGACAAGAGTAAAACAATACCTTGAAGAGATGTTTATAAGGCATATTGAAATTGATGATTGTGAGGCCGACGATATTATTGCATACTATTGTAAAATATCTAAAGACGAACACAAAACTATATTCTCAAGTGATAGAGACCTTACACAGCTTATCTCTGAAGATGTGAGTATCTATTCGCCAAGCACTAAAAAACATTATAAGAATGGAGATATGATTAAAATGTATGATGTTGAGATACCACACTATAACGTTAAGACTTGGAAAATATTATCTGGTGATAAGTCAGACAACATTAATGGAATTTATTATTTGGGAGAAAAAACATTAGTTAAGTTATTTCCTGAGTTACTTGACAAAGAGGTAAATATCGACGATATTTTAACAAAAGGAGAATTACTCTTAAAAGAAGATAAAGACAATCAATCTTTAAAAAACTTATTAAGTGGTAGAACTAAAGATGGTATTTTTGGTGATGAGTATTACAAGATAAATAAAAAACTTGTGGATTTATCGGAACCACTAATAAGTGAAGAAGGGAAAGAATTAGTTGAATCTTATTATTCCGAGTCGATGGATCCCGACGGAAGAGGACATAGAAATCTAATTAGATTTATGATGAATGACGGGTTTTTTAAATACCTACCAAAGGGTGACGACGCTTGGGTTAGTTTTTTAAAACCATTCTTAAAGTTAACAAGAAAAGAAAAAACAAATTTTAAAAACAAAAAAAAATAAAAAACAAATGAAGGAACAAGATATAACAAAAGTAGAGTTTTTGTTAATGTGTAATGACAACATTGTTGTCCAAAGATTTTTTAACGTGAGAGGTTTTAATAGAAACGCTTACAAATCTGAAGAACTTTATGACCATGTTAGTCGTCTGTGTCGAGAGTTAACATACGACTTAAAAATGAGGTCTGTTGTTTATATGTTAGAAAATCGATATGAAATTTTAGAAAATTCAGAACTACTAAATACATCCATTACCAATGGACCTGAAAATTTTAATTTAATTCTTAAGGTTGGAGACATGACAATTTGTCATAGGCAGTTTGACGCAAAACCATACCCCCCAAAGGTCAGATATACCGTAGACCTACGCCCAAAGTTAAAAACGATCATGTCGGACTTTACTGACATTTTTTCAGGCCAAAAATTTAATTATTTTTATCCAGAATTAATCAAAAACTAGGAGTATTTATCTTTACAAACGAAAGGAAAAAAAGTATGGCGACGGGCAAAAATTTTGAATATTTAGGTAACACATTTCAGTTACAACTACTAAATCAAATTATATTAGATAAGGATTTTTCACATTCAATAATTGATGTAATAGAGAACAACTATTTTGAAAACAAATATTTCAAAATAATAATACAGATGATTAGAGAGTATTATGTTAAGTTTGATCACACACCATCTTTTGAGACACTTGAACAGGTTACAAAATCAGAACTACAACAAGAAATTGCATCAAAAATAGTTCTTGACACTATTAAGAAGATTAAAGACGCACCTATCGATGGTGTGGGGTTTGTCCAAGAAAAGGCGTTAAAGTTTTGTAAACAACAGGAACTTCAAAAGGTAATGGGTAAGGCTCAAAAGATTATTGACGGAGGTGAGTTTGAGAATTACGACACTCTTGAAGAGTTAGTTAGGGAGGCATTACAAGTTGGAGCAAAAGACACATCAATGTTGAATGTATTCTCAAATCTTGAACAAGTTCTTGATGAAGATTATAGACACCCAATCCCAATGGGAATACCAGGTATTGATAGACTATTAAAAGGTGGTTTAGCAAGAGGTGAAATTGGGGTTATTTTAGCACCAACAGGTGTAGGTAAGTCTACGATCTTAACAAAGATTGCGAACCACGCATTTAACTTAGGTAATAACGTTCTCCAAGTGTTTTTTGAGGATAATTCAAAAATAATACAGAGAAAACACTTTACCTTGTGGACAAAAATCCACCCTGATGATTTGTCAGAGAGAAAAGAAGAGGTAATGACTAAAGTTAAAGAGATTGAGGATAGTATGTTAAACAAACTAATCATGAAAAAATTACCATCGGACACAGTAACGATGTTACAATTAAAAAATCAAATTAGAAAAATGATTGCTGATGGGGTTA